GAAAAAAGATGGATCAAAAAGCTCTGGTGTGATTGCACAAGATATTCAAAAAATCATGCCTCATCTAGTAAAAGAGGTCAAATCTCTTGACTCTGATGATAGTCATTTGACAGTTGACTACAATGGATTGATAGGTTTGCTGATTGAGTCTGTGAAAACATTACAATCTGAAGTAAAAACTTTAAAAAACAAATAATGGCTTTAATAGGAAATTGTGCTACAGTAGAGTGTATATATAGTGATACAGAAACAGAAGAAATTACAATTACCTACGGTGATGACGAAGGGGAATTGGCAGGAACAACTGAAACAATAACAGTTCCTACTAAAGATTGTACGACAACTAATCACTCTGATATTTATTTATGTATTCGATCAGTTAATAATTATAATTCGTGGTTAGTAGCTGATGGAGAAACTATAAAAGAAAAAGAATTTCAAGTAGATTTTGCAATATATACAGACCAAGCTACAAGAGACGCAGATAAAGAAGATTTTTTATGGCAAGATGTTATGGTTTTGCACAGTATAGAAATAGATGAGAATTTATATAGTCAAGCATATTCTCAGATTAAATTAATGATAGGGTTTACAAATTTAACAGACGCTTAGTATGCCAATTACAGGATCAGGACAGATAGCACTTATAGCCGATATAGAAGCAGAGTTTGACCAAACAGGAAGTGAAGATATTAGTTTAGCACAAGCTAGAGATGATGCAGGGTTAAGTGATGGAGAGGTTAATATGTTTGCTTTTTATGGATTAAGTGACGCTGTTCCTCCTACAGTAACAGTACAAAGTTCGTCAAGTGTTACTTCTAGTGGATTTACTGCAAATGGTAATGTCACAGCAGATGGAGGTGCAGGAGTATCTGAGAGAGGATTCTATATAGGAACAAGTACAACAGCAACAAGCAACACTAAATACACAGTTAGTGGGACAACAGGTGCTTACACTTATAATTTTACAGGAGCAAGTCCGCAGACAACTTACAGGGTTTTTGCTTTTGCTACGACTTCAGCAGGAACAACTATAACAAGTTATGTATCTACAACAACAAGTGCAGACTATCAATTGTTAGGTGTAACGTCAAATTCATTTAGTCACAATGGTAGAAATTATGGTATAAATGGTTTTGGTACAATGCCAAGTTCACAAAGACCTAGTGGTACAAAAACTGTTTCAGTTTCAAATAGTGGTTCAACGATTACTTCATTTTTTAGAGCATACGCCTCTGGTCCTTCTAATGGTGGGATATACATACAATATATGAATATGGGAGGACAAGGTGTAAGTAATAGTAGCTCAAGAGAAGCCATTGGTGGTAATTATGGTAATCACGGAAGTGGAACTACAACAAGATCAATAGGAGGAAGTTCAATAAGTGGTAGAGGTGGTATGTTCCTTTATTGGTATGTTGGATGGAAACGAGGTGGAACTGTTTTAGGTTACAATACTATTTTCTACTATGGATAAAAAAACATATACAAATTATGCATAGTTTATTTTGGATTTTTGATAATGTTATTTCTGCTGATAAATGTAAAGAATATATTGATCTAGCAAATGATAATTTTCATAAAGCAGGAATTGGTGGAGATGAATTATTAAATACAGGTAGCATTGATGAAGATACTAGAAAAACAAATATTTTTTGGAGTGATAATAAAGAGTTATTTGAATTAGCTACTAAATATGGAAAAATAGCTAATAAAGAAGCAGGATGGAATTTAGATGTAAAAGCAATAGAAAGTTTTCAAATAGGACAATATCCTGTAGGTGGTCACTATGATTGGCACCCTGATAGTTCAGGTATGTTTGTAAATGATCACAATCTTGCAAGGAAAATATCTATGGTACTTTGGTTAAATGAAGATTTTGAAGGTGGTGAATTTGAATTTCATAAATGTTACACTTCAGAAAATATAATAAAACCAAGTATTGGTACAATAGTATTTTTTCCATCGTGGATGATACATAGAGTAAAACCAGTAACAAAAGGTGTAAGGTATAGTGCAGTATCTTGGATACTTGGAAACCCTTTAATATAATGGAAGATTTGAAAACATTAAGGGGAAAAATTATAAAATAAACAAAAAATGGGACTAATAGGAACTTGGAAAAAATACACATACACAGACCATCCAACAGAAACTGAAACAGAAACTGTAACGTATCCTAATGACGCCTCTTTTGAAGATTTAGCAGGGACAACAGTACAACAACAAAGACCCGTTCAAGTTGAGACGGTAGAAACTTTTGAAAATGCTTATGTAATGATTTCGCAATTCTATGCAATAAGAGATCAAGGGGGAACAGATGAAATCTATTTTTTAGATTATAGATATAATGTTTATGCTTCTAAAGCAGCAAGAGATGCAGACTTTCAAGATACAATTGATAGCGAATTTATGAACAAGGAAGCGGATGTTGTTTTTGATGGATCACAAGATATTGCAGCGCATTGCTATTCTAAATTGAAAGCATTACGAGGCTTTGAACTTTTAACAGACGATTAGTTATGGCAGTACCTAGCAGCGGTCAATTGAAGTTAAATGGTGATATAAACCTTGAAATAAACGGAACAGGAACAGGCGCAAATGTAAGTTTAAATGGGCTTTCATCTGAAGCAGGATTTACTGCTCCTAACGGGATGACTGAATTTTATGGATATGTAGATGCCCTAGCGCCTTCTGTTTCCACAAGTGCAGCAACAAGTGTTTCAGCTACTTCAATGAGAGCAAATGGAAATGTATCATCTGATGGTGGCGCAACAATAACAAGTAGAGGGTTTTACTTTGGCACAAGCTCTTCATATAGTTCAAATACAAAATACACAGTTTCAGGAACGACGGGTTCTTTCAATAGGACTTTTAGCAGTATAAGTAGTAGTACAACTTACTATATTACAGCCTTTGCAATTAATTCAGTAGGGGAAACTGTCGGAAGTACAGTAAGTCAAGCTACTCCTGCAAACTTAAATCTTGGAAGGACTACAAGTATGGCAGCGAACAATCAAAATAGGGCTTTATATTATGAAACATCGGGAGGATATACTTACGGAGGTAGTATTGGAGCAGGTACTACTTGTCGAAGTTGCTCAAGGTCTTTTAAAAATAGAGCTACAAGTGGGAGTGGGAGTTTTTACTTAAGGTCTGACACTAATGGATGTCAAAGTGGGTCAAACTACTCTTACTCATCTTTCTCGGGATATAAGGAAGCATTTACGGGTGTAGTTGTTTTTTGGGGTGGTGAAGTTGCAAGATGGAATGCTAGTGGGGGATAATAATGGAAGATTTAAAGACATACGGATTAACATTTTTACTGTTTTTGCTTACAACAGTAGGTGTTTTTTCACAAAAAAATGAATCTCATATCGTAACTTCACCTACGAAAAGAATGAAAGTTGTTTTTTATTCTAATGAAAAACCTGTAATTTCGGGTCAAGTTTTTGTTGTTGAAGGAGTTTTAGTTAATGACGGCTTGTTTGTGATGTACAAGGAAAATGGATTTATACGTCAAACAGTTCATTATAAAATGGGCAAGATAGTTAAGGTCACAAACTTTACCGAAGAAAATAAAATATAAATGAATTACATAAGAAAAATATCTGTAGGAGCAGACTACAAGAATGCTATGCACTATATAGTTAATCAAGGGGTTTTAGGAGGGTCATATACAATAAGCGATATAGCTCAAGAGCAAGAAGGATTTAGTGTTTGGGTTAAAAAAAACGACGAGTCTGTAAAATGGAAAGAGTTTAAGGATATTCCAGTAGTAGTTGAATACAACATAAATCTAATATGAATCCAAGATGGGATTACTTGGTGACTCCTTTAGGAAGAGAGTACAAAAACACAAAAAAAATAGCCGACCAGGAGTTCACGATAAACACATCAATAGAGGATGCGAGTTTTGTAAACCGAATGGGTATTGTAAATGCGATTCCGATTGGTGGAGAGATACCAGTTGGTAGTATAGTAGTTGTTCATCATAATGTTTTTAGAACCTATCTTGATATGAAGGGCAAAAAAAGAAAAAGTAACGAATACTTTAGGGATGGTCAATATTTAGTTCATCCTGATAAAATATATATGTACGATAACGGAGATGGGTGGAAAACGACTAAAGAATATTGCTTTGTATCTCCTCTTGACTATATTCAAGATGGTGAGATATATAGATCTGACAAAAAAAAGGAAGAGCACGTGGGACTTATAAAACATAGCTCAGCATATACTGAAGGAACAAAAATTGGTTTTACTAGAAATTCTGAATATGAGTTTGTTATAGATGACGAAAAAATATATAGAATGAAAAATTCGGATATTTGTATTAAATTATGTTAATATGCCTGACGCTTTTATAAAAAATAATTTATCAATAGTTGTTTCTTTTGTGGTTACTGTATTTGCCGCAGGAGGTATATTCGCTGAGTTTACTGCTTTGAAAGATGAAATTCATCTAGTTCATGAAAGATTAGATGAAAAGATTTTAGTCATTAGCAATATGGAAAGTCGTATATTGGAGTTGGAAAAAAAGTCTGAATACGAAAGAGGACTTTTAGAAGCTAAGAAAGAATGAAAGAAGAATATTGGGTTACAACAGGAACTTGGGAGGGCTACTACTTTACTTATACTTATTTAAATGAGTGACACTCAAGAAACAATATTAAGGGTAATATTAGCTGGAGAAAGGGCTGTTGAAGAATTAATAAAGGTTGCTCAAGAAGAAATAATTACAGGTAAACCAGATGATGATTTAGCTGCCGATAGATTAAAAAACGCAGCAGCAACGAAGAAGCTTGCTATATTTGATGCCTTTGAAATATTACAGCGTATTGAAAATGAAAGAGAAAAATTAAATGGCGAAGATCAGACTAAAGACGGCAAAGGAAAAGATAAAGGATTCCAAAGCTTCGCAGAGTCTAGGGGACGAAAGTCTTGAGCTATGCAAGGTTGTCTCTCATATTGATAGTAAAACTAGAGACAAACTAAACAAAAAGAAAGCTTGGGACTATGGATACAACAGCGAACATGATGTTATTGTCATATCTAAGTCTGGGCAAATAGGTGATGTTGTTGAGATACAAAATTTAAAAATAGCACTACCTTTGCAGCCGAAAAACATTTTCTCTAGAGACAAGACGGATGCAGAACAATACTGGGAACCTTTCGAAATCCCAAAAGAACTTAAAAAAATTAAGACCATATTCCAGTGGAACGACTACCCGTCTGCATTCAAAGAGAGTTGGGTTGATTACATTGAAGATGAGTTTGAAAGAAGAGAAAATGGTTTTTGGTTTAAAAACAACGGCAATCCTACTTATATTACTGGCTCTCATTACATGTACTTGCAGTGGACCAAGATTGATGTTGGGCTCCCTGAGTTCAGAGAGTCTAATAGAGTATTCTATATTTTCTGGGAAGCGTGTAAAGCCGACACTAGGTGTTACGGAATGTGCTATCTTAAAAACAGAAGGTCTGGTTTCTCCTTTATGTCTTCAGCAGAATCCGTTGCTCAAGCGACAATTACTTCAGACGCACGGTTTGGGATACTGTCCAAATCAGGAGCTGATGCTAAAAAAATGTTTACAGACAAGGTCGTACCGATATCCGTCAACTATCCCTTCTTCTTTAAACCAATACAAGACGGAATGGACAAACCCAAGACAGAGCTCGCCTACAGGGTCCCAGCATCCAAGCTTACTAGAAAATCGATTCAAGAAACAGAACAACAAGAAGAACTCGCAGGTCTTGACACAACAATTGATTGGAAAAATACAGGCGACAATTCCTATGACGGTGAGAAACTCCGACTGCTTGTTCATGATGAGTCTGGAAAATGGGAACGTCCAGATAACATCCTCAACAGTTGGCGTGTCACTAAAACTTGTCTCAGACTAGGGAGAAGAGTGATCGGTAAGTGTATGATGGGATCCACCTCTAATTCACTTGACAAAGGTGGAAGTAATTTTAAGAGATTATATATGGACTCTGATGTGACTCAGAGAAATGCTAATGGTCAAACTAAAAGTGGCATGTATAGTTTATTTATACCAATGGAATGGAACTTCGAGGGTTTTTTAAATCATCACGGTCACCCAGTTTTTAGAAAGCCAAATAAGCCTATTTTAGACGCTTATGGAGACACAATAGATGGAGGGGTAATAGACTACTGGGAAAATGAAGTAGAGAGCCTAAGAAGTGATTCTGATGCTCTTAATGAGTTTTATAGGCAGTTTCCTAGAACAGAAGGTCACGCTTTTAGGGATGAGGCAAAAAATAGTCTATTTAATCTAACAAAAATATATGAGCAAATAGATTTTAATGACGGGCTTCAAAGGCAAAGAGTTGTTCAAAGAGGAGGTTTTCATTGGAAAAACGGGATAAAAGATTCAGAGGTTGTGTGGACACCAGAAAAAAACGGAAGGTTTTATGTTTCTTGGATACCTCCTTTTGAGTTAAGAAACAGGGTTATAAATAAAAATGGATTTAAATATCCTGGTAATGAGCATATAGGGGCTTTTGGTTGTGACTCATATGATATATCTGGAACTGTTGGAGGTGGAGGTTCTAATGGAGCTCTTCATGGATACTGTAGACCAAACCTAGATGGACCTTCAAATACTTTCTTTTTAGAATATATATATAGACCTCAAACTGCTGAGTTATTTTACGAAGACGTATTGATGGCTATGGTTTTTTACGGCATGCCAATATTAGCAGAGAACAACAAACCAAGACTTCTTTATCATATAAAAAACAGAGGGTATAGAAAGTGGAGTATAAACAGACCAGATAAGAATAAAAATGATCTATCAAAGGCAGAAAAAGAACTTGGAGGAATACCCTCTTCGCCTTCGGTTATATCTATACACGCTGAAGCAATTGAAACCTATATAGAGGAGCGAGTTGGCTTCAACGATGAAGGCACTGGAAACATGTATTTTTCAAGAACTTTACTAGATTGGGCAAACTATGATATAAATAAAAGAACGAAGTTTGATGCAACGGTTAGCTCTGGTTTAGCGATCATGGCAACTCAAAAGTATGTAGTTAAGCCTCAGAAAAATAATACGGAAATAAATGTTAACTTTGCAAGATATAATAATAGCGGATCAGTTAGCACTATTATAAAGTAAACGCATGCAGAATTCTTCTACGAATTACATTATAGGATTTCCAAACCAATTAGCGTCCGATGCCGAGAAAGCGTCAGAAGAATATGGGCTAATGGTTGGAAGAGCCATCGAATCTGAATGGTTCAGAAAAGAAGGTGGACAATCAAGGTTTTATAACAACAGAGACACTTACCATAAACTGCGAACTTACGCAATGGGGGAGCAGTCAGTTAGAAAATATAAAAACGAACTAGCTGTTAATGGAGATATATCTTATCTAAATTTAGATTGGACTCCAGTTCCAATAATACCAAAGTTTGTAGATATTGTTGTTAATGGGATTTCAAATCGTTTGTTTGATGTAAAGGCTGATTCGGTTGACCCTGTATCCTCTAACAAGAAAGCAATGTACAAAAATCGCATTCAAACAGAAATGCGAAACAAAGAGGATTTTGAGGAAATTGGAGCTATGCTAGGAAAAAGCATGTTTAGCTCTAATCCAGACACGCTACCAGAAACAGACGACGAGCTTGAGCTTCATATGCAGATAGATTACAAGGATGACATAGAGATTGCCGAAGAAAAAGCAATTGAGACAACCTTAAAATATAACAACTACGAATTGACTAAAAAAAGAATTGATGAGGATGCAACGGTGCTAGGTATATCTGCTGTAAAACATTCCTTTAATACTCATGAAGGCATTCGTGTTGAATACGTTGATCCTTCTGACCTAGTATACAGCCCTACTGAAGATCCTTATTTCGAGGACTGTTATTACTTTGGAGAAGTGAAAAATGTAAACATAACTGAAATAAAAAAAATAAATCCTAATTTAACGCAATCTGAGATAGATGAAATAGCTAAATCATCTTCTAAGTTCGATGCCTATCAAGGCATGCGTGGAGGTTATAAGACTGACACATTTGACTACAATACAGCAACATTGTTGTATTTCTGTTATAAGACTGACAAGAATATCGTATACAAGAAAAAGAAAAACGCCTATGGAGGCGAAAAAGTACTTAAAAAGGACGATCAATTCAACCCACCAAAAACAGAACAAGCACGTTTTGAAAAATTATCTAAAAGAATTGACGTATGGTACGAAGGTGTACTTGTATTAGGAACAAACAAGATATTGAAGTGGGAGGTGATGAAAAACATGGTGAGACCAAAGAGCTCGATAGAGAAGGTGTACGCCCCGTTTATTGTCAGTGCACCAAAAATGTACAGGGGTCAGATTGATTCTCTTGTCAAAAGAATGATTCCATTCGCTGATCAGATACAGCTATTGCATTTAAAACTGCAACAAGTTGCATCTAAGATGATACCAGATGGGGTTTTTATTGACATCGATGGTCTATCATCTGTGAATTTAGGTAATGGAAATACCTATTCTCCCCAAGAGGCTCTGAACCTTTATTTTCAAACAGGATCAGTAATTGGAAGAAGCTACACAGAAGAAGGGGAGTTTAATAATGGAAAAGTCCCTATTCAAGAGCTAACTTCTTCGGGAGCAAACTCAAAAATATCTTCTTTAATAAACATGTACAATTACAACCTAAACCTATTAAGGGGCGTAACTGGACTTAACGAAGCAAGAGATGGCTCAACGCCTGATCCAAACGCACTAGTTGGCGTTCAAAAATTAGCAGCCTTAAATTCAAACACTGCGACAAGACATATATTAAAGTCAGGTATTTTTACAACACAACGAATTGCTGAGTGCGTGGGATACAGAATTTCAGATATACTTGAATATTCTACCATGAAAGAAGATTTCGTAAAAAGTATTGGAAGACACAGCGTCGATATACTAAATGAAATAAAGGAGCTTCATTTACATGATTTTGGAATATACATAGAGCTTCATCCTGATGAGGAAGAAAGACAAATGTTAGAGCAAAACATACAAACCTCCTTGTCTGCTGGTAAAATAGACATTGATGATGCTATTGATATAAGAAGCGTAAAGAACGTAAAAATAGCATCTCAGTTATTGAAGGTTAGAAAAAGACGAAAAGAAAAGCTTGACAACAAACGTCAGCAAGAAAACATTGCGCTTCAAGCAGAAGCCAATCAGCAAGCTTCACTCACAGCTGAACAAGGAAAACAACAGACCGCTTTAGCTAAAATGGAAGCAGAAGCTAAAATAAAGCAGCTAGAGTCTGAGTTAGAAATGAAGAGAATGCAGCAAGAGTTTCTTCTTAAGTCAGAGCTTATTAAAATGCAAAAGGGCATAGAAAGTCAAATAAAGTCTTCCGAGCTACAAATGCAGCAGGAAAAAGACAGATACAAAGAAGACAGGAAAGACAAGAGAACAGCTAAGCAAGCATCTCAACAGTCAAAGCTAATACAGCAAAGAAAACAAGACTTAGATCCTATAGACTTTGATGGTCAAGATTCATTAGGCTCAGGTATGAGTGGGATCGTGGGTGTTGATTAATTTTATAATTTTGCAATACAATTTAATTTAATAATATGGAATGGAAAGTAAGGGCGTTGGATGACGATGGGAATCCTATTGAGCCAAAACAAAAAGAGCAACCAGAGGTTCAAGAAGAGCCAAAAGAAGTTGACAATCAAGAAGTAAAAGAAGAAATAACAGATAACAACAAAGAAGATGATGTATCACAGCAAGAAGAAGTCGTCAGCGAGCAAGTCGAAGAGCAAGCCCAAGACGTACAAGAAGAAAAGCAAGAAGTAGAGCAAAAAGTAGAAAAGCCCTACGAGCTTGATGATAACAGCATTTTAAGTTATCTAAAAGATAGACACAACCTTGAGGTTGAGTCAATAGAAGTTCTTAAAAATACTGAAAAAAAACAAGAGCAATCTTTGCCTGAAGAAATTGCAGAGTTTATGAAGTATCAAAAGGAAACTGGACGTTCCTTTGAAGACTACGCAAAACTGCAACAGGATTGGTCAAAAGTAGATGAGACAACACGCTTGCGAGAATACTACAAGCAAACAAAACCTCATTTAGATATAGACGAGATTGATTATCTAATAACAGAAGAATACAGCTATGATGCTGATATTGATGATGAAAAAGATATCAAAAAGAAAAAGATTGCTTATAAAGAGGAATTATATAAGGCTACAAGTCACTTTGAAGGACTGAAGGAAAAGTATAAGGCACCGCTTGAGTCAAGAGATGCTAATCTTCCAGATGAATACAAAGAAGCTTTTAGTTTTTATAATGAATACAGAGAACAGTCGGAAAAGGGTCAAAAGGCTCAAGAGGAACGCTCACGTATTTTTGCAGAAAAGACAAACGATCTTTTTTCTAATGATTTCAAAGGTTTTGAATTCACAGCTGGGGAAAAGAAACAAGTCTACAAGCCGAATGATGTAGTGAAGGTTAAAGAGGTTCAATCAGATATAAACAACTTTTTTAATCAGCACCTAGATGAAAACGGTTCTGTTAAAGATATAAACAAGTATCACAAGGCTTTGTATGCTGCGCAAAATGCGGATGCAATATTTAAGTTCGCATACGAACAAGGTAAGGCTGATGCAACTAACGGGATTGTCAAGGAAACAAAAAATATTGACATGGATGTTAGGCAAAATATGCAGACAGAAAGTAGTGGTATTAAATTTAGAGCCCTCGAAAATGATGACACGTTCTCTTTTAAAATTAAAAAAAGATAATTAATCATTAAAAACTATTTACCATGAGTGTAACTATGAGTGGTGTTGGTGGAGCATTAACCCCAGCGCCAAGTAAATCGACATTGTCGAGCAATTATTTAGGGTCATCTATTGAGTTTACTTCTCAATATTTACCTGATGTTTATGAAGCTGAATTTGAAAAGTATGGAAATCGTTCTGTATCTTCTTTTTTAAGAATGGTAGGAGCTGAGATGCCTTTCCAATCTGACGTAATCCAATGGTCAGAGCAAGGAAGACTACACTTAGCCGTGTCTGGAGCGACTCGTTCTGCTGATGTTATTACATCAAACGGACACCCTTTCCGTGTAAACCAAACAGTTATTGTTTCTGATGGAACTGACCAAGAGAAAGCAATCATTACTGCTACTACAACTAATACGTTTACTGTAGCATCTTATGAAAATGCTAACCTTGCAAGTGCCATCGCAACTACTGGGTTAAAAGTATTTGCGTTTGGTTCTGAATTCAAAAAAGGAACTAACGGAATGAGTGGTTCTCTAGAGGCACCAAAAGACATCCAAACTAACAACCCAATTATCATTAAAGATAAGTACGAGGTTAATGGTTCTGACTTAGCTCAGATCGGATGGATTGAAGTGACTACTGAGAATGGTGCTACTGGATACCTTTGGTATTTAAAATCAGAGCATGAAACTCGTTTACGTTTCGAAGACTATATGGAGCTTTCTTTAATTGAAGGTCGTCCTGCTGCTGGTTCATCTGGCGCAGAGTCTGCTGGATACAAAGGAACAAAAGGTTTATTCTATGAACTAGACAACAGAGGTAACATCTCAACAGGATCTATCGCTGCTCGTACAGACATTGAAGAAATCATCAAAGTTCTAGATAAAGAAGGAGCTATTCAAGAAAACGTTCTTTTCGTTAACAGAACTAAATCATTTGAAATTGATACAGTACTAGCTGCACAAAACAACAGCGGTGCTTCTACAAGTTCTTATGGTTTATTTGATAACGACGAGAGCATGGCTATTAGCTTAGGTTTTCAAGGATTTAACTTAGGATATGACTTCTACAAAACTGACTGGAAATACTTAAACGATCCAACTACAGGAGCATTAACTTCTGCTGTTGATGGTGTATTAGTGCCCGCTGGTACTACTACTATCTACGATCAAGTTTTAGGTAAAAACGCAGTTAGACCTTTCTTACATGTAAAATATAGAAAGTCAGAAGCTGAAGATCGTAAGTACAAGTCTTGGGTAACTGGTTCTGCTGGTACAGCTGGAATGAGTAGTGACCTAGATGCAATGCAAGTTCATTTCTTAAGTGAAAGAGCGCTTTGCGTACACGGTGCAAACAACTTCGTTATCATGAAGTAATATTAATTGGGGGATAGGACTCCTGTCCCCCTTTTTTTTAATCTAATTAAATCTTAATAAAATGACTAAAGATGCTATGGTGTCCCAGCCAAAATGGGAAATAAAAGATAGAGTATATGTTTTAACAGAAGGCAAAACGCCAGTAAACTATATTCTTAGATCAAGACATCACTTAAACAAGCCTTTACAATATTTTGACGGAAATATATCTAGATCGCTTAGATATGCTTCTAATCAAACTTCTGTTTTTGAAGACGAGCAACATGGAGACGTAACTCTTCCTGCTATTATTTTTAGAGATGGAAAGCTTGTTGTGCCAAAAGAACAGGTGATATTGCAAAAATTCTTATCTCTATACCACCCAGACAAAGATGGTGAGTATATAGAGTTTGATCCAAGTAGAGAAGCAGAAAAAGACATTGATACTTTAAAAGAAACTTTAGAGGCACAAAACCTTGTCCTAGAAATGGACATAGAGGACTTAGAGGCAATAGCTAGAATCTGTCTTCGTGATCAAGGAAATGTTTCTGAAATGACTTCGAAGGAAATCAAGAGAGATATGCTTTTGTATGCGTCTAGAAATCCAAGAGAGGTTGTAGAATTGTCAGAAGATGAAAATGTAAAGCTTAGAAATGTTGCGGTTCGTGCAGTTGAAATGGGCATTATATTTATCAAAGACGACAATAGAACTGTATGCTGGAACAACAACACAAAGGACAAAATAATAACAGCTCCTTACGGTGAAAATGTTTATTCAGCTTTAGCTTCCTTCTTCAAAACGGACGATGGACTTGATGTTTTACAAGGGATTACAAATAAGCTGTAGTTCTTCCCACCTACCACTACAGCTCAAGGAGGGGTCGTCTTAACGGCTCCTCTTTTTTTTGTATTTTTGTATCATGATAAATCACGTAAGGAATACTGTTTTAAGTGTTTTAAATAAGGAGAATAGAGGAACGTTAACTGTTTCTCAATTTAACTCATATGCTAAGTATGCTCAACAGCTATTGTTTGATCAGTACTTTTCAGAGTACTCTCGCCTATCCACAATGAAAAATGCTAGGAGACTATCAAAAGATCAAGGAGATAAGCTATCGATACTTCGGTCTAATATAGATAAGTTTATGAAGACTAGCTCAGTATCAATTTCAAGCACATACCTAATCAAGCCATCTGACTTATACACTCCTATAACCTTAGTGTATAGCGGAAAATTAATGGAGTATGTTCCAAAATATAAAGAAACATACTTGGAGTCATCAAACATTTCTGGACCTTCAGAACTTTATCCTGGATACTGTGATGAAAACGATAAGTGGTATGTAAAACCAAGTACATTAACTGGAGAGGTTAATGTAAATTACATAAGAAATGTGGTTGACCCAAAGTGGACTTATACTGTTGTTGGAGAAAACCCTATATTTAATCCTAGCGCAGGAGATTATCAAGACTTTGAATTAAACCCAGACGACGAAGCAAGTTTAATTGTAGAAATATTAAAATTATCAGGTGTTACTATCAGAGAGGCAGAGGTTGCGCAAGCGGCTGCTCAAATCGATGCCGTAGAAACACAGAAAGAAAACGTATAATAAATGGCACTTACAGACAAGCAATATTACGAAAACAGCACCAATTGGGGTGATAATCAGTTTGTGCTTTTAAAGAATGTTATAAATAACTTTATGGCATTCTATGTAGGTGATGGTAAAATAATTGATCATATCGAAAGATTTGATGTTGTGTATCACGCAAAAAGAGGATTGCAAGAGCTGCATTACGACGCATTAAAAGACGTTAGAGCTCTTGAATTAGAATTACCCGATGATTTGCAATTAGAACTGCCAAAAGACTTTGTGAAGCTTGTAAGACTGTCTTGGGTTGATGAGCTAGGAAGGCTTCATCCTATGATGATGGACGTGGATACAACAATAGCAAAAGCTTATTTACAAGATGATGATTATGATATAATATTTGATAGCAATGATGCTGCGGCTGAAGGTACTTCTGTCATAGACATGAAGCAAGCTAGTAATGCTACCGTTGATAACGATACATTCTCAAATCTAGACTATGAGTTTTTTGGGGGAAGATTTGGAATGTTTACAGACAGAACAAACGTAAATGGAATGTACAGTATAGACAAGAATGCTGGCTATTTGAGGTTTAGTTCTGAGGTAAAAAACAAGGCAATAGTAATCGAATATATTACTGATGGTTTGTCTTATCTAACAGAAGCAGAATTGCAAGTAAATAAACTTGCTGAAGACTTTTTATTAAAATACATTGCATACCAAGTAATTCAATATAAGTTTGGCGTCCAAGAGTACATAGTTAGACGAATGAAAAATGAACAGTTTGCGGCTATGAAAAACATGAAAATAAGAATGATGGATATACATCCATTTGACTTAGCTCAAGCCTTCAAGGGACGCAACAAGTGGATTAAATAATGAAGATACAAAACCTATTTACATCTGGAAAGATGAACAAAGACCTCGATGAGAGGCTTCTTCCTCAAGGAGAGTATAGAGATGCTCTTAATGTAAAGGTTGCTAATTCTGTTGGCTCTGATGTAGGGGCGATAGAGAATTCGCTTTCAAACGAAGTTCTCACCTCTTTAGACTTTGGAACAAACCCCGTTTGTATTGGCGCAGTTGCTGACGATAAGAACAGAAAGATATATTGGTTTGTCAAGTCAGATACTGGATCATACATAGCAGAATACTACGAGTTTTCTAATACCTCTGCATTTGTTTTACAAGACACAAGAGCTGCTGGAAGTAATGTTCTTAATTTTAAGAAGAATAAAATAATTACTGGCGTTAACGTCTTAATTAATGACAACGAAAATAAAGTTTTTATTTATTGGACAGATAATGAAAACCCACCAAGATATTTAGAGGTTGCTGAAGCAAAGGCTTACGGAGCAAACAGCTTCTCAGAAGAAGATATTGCTGTAATTAAAGCACCCCCAAGAGCAGAGCCTTCAATTGTACTCCAAATAGACGGAACTTTAGATGACAACTATATAGAAGACAAGTTTTTTACGTTTGCCTACAGATATAAATACAAGCACAATAAGTTTAGTGCGCTGTCTCCTTTTTCTGAAGTAGCTTTTTTTCCTAATGACGACACCTTCAAAGCGGAGCCTTATGGCGCTTACGCAATGACAAATAGATTTAATAGCGTTCAAGTAACTTATAACTCTGGACCAAGTCAAGCATTAGAAATAGAAGTCTACGCAAAAGAAGAAAACACGGCTAACAATTTTCTAATAGGAAAATTCAATAAAGCAAATGACACTCTTTCTGATAACACAAACTATCAATTATCATTCAACAATAATAAAATATACACTTTACTTAGCGATACTCAGTATAATAGAGTATATGATAATGTTCCATTAAAAGCAGCGGCTCAAGATTTTTTAGGAAATAGGATTGTTTACGCAAACTACGAAGAAAATTATGATATTGTAGATCCTTTAGATATAACACTTAACATACAGTCTTCGGATTTAACGTCAGAGTGTAGTTCTAATTTATTGTATACCGTAACTAATACAACATCTTCAAACATAACATTTAGCTATTTGCTTTGTAGTGAAAGTAATTCTAGGCAAGCAATAGCAAAGCCAGGAGAAAACAGAATTTGCGCTGCATCAGTGCAAAGTCAAACAGGTTTAACAATAAGCTCAGGCAACACATGTGGTGGAGATTTTTCTCCTAAAAAAACTCTTAAAAGCAATAGAAATTATATAGTTGGGCTTGTTTATTTTGATTCTAACGGAAGAAAGTCTTCTGTTATTGCCGATGAAAACAAATTTGTTAATGTGCCTTTTGAATCAAGCGATCAGACAAATTCTTTAAAAGTCACAATAAACAACCCAGCTCCAATATGGGCTGATAGATACAAGATAGTCGTAAAAGAAGTTAAAAGAGCTTATGTTGTTTTAAAAACAACATTAGAAAAGTATAGTGCAGGTGGTTCTACTTATGTTAGAATAAATCAAAACGAAACAAGTAAAGTCCCCGATGGCGCCAACATTATCGTAAAATCAACTTACGCTGCTGGTAGTTTAACTACAATTAACAACTCAGAAACCTATGAAGTCGAAAGCGTTGCATCGTATGCAGTGGGAGAGATTCCTTATATTAATTTATCATTAAGTCCACCTTCTCAACCAGGAGATTCAGTTGCAGGCGTGTATATGAAATTAAAAGGAAAAGGATTTCTTCAAGCTTTAACTTATTTTGCTTATGGTCAAACTGGATACACTGTTTTTGAGGTTATATCAGAAACAGAACAAGACTCAAGTTTTTACGAAGTTCCTGGAACTTACAATGTAGTCAATGGATTTCACAACGGCACACTTCAAAATCAAGATATAAGCATACCAGCTATAGTAGAGTCACAAGCGTTTAATGCATTTGCTTTTGGAGGTGGAGTAGAATCAAACAGAATAAAAGATAACATCACTCTAAATACATTTAATTTAGGCGTTAGGCTGAATGAAGTTATTGATCTTTATAAAAGCAACAAAAGAATAGCTTCATTAACATACAGTGATGTATATGAAGAAAGCACCAGCTATAACGGGCTGAATGTTTTTAATCTTGCTCAAATAAACTATAAAGACATAGATGAAAAGTACGGTGAAATTAAAAAAATTCACTCTAGAGACAACGACTTAATTGTTTTTCAAGAGAATAAAATACACCGAATATTATTCAATAAAAATGTTTTGTTTACAGCATCAGGTACAGGTGATGTGTCTCAATCTTTAAATATACTAGGACAAGAAGTGCCTTACATTGGCGAGTATGGAATAAGTAATTCGCCCGAATCATTTCAGTCTTGGGGAAGCAGAATGTATTTTTCAGATGAAAGAAGGTCTGCTATATTAAGATTAGCTCAAGACGGAATTACAGAGATATCAGACTACGGAATGAGAAGTTGGTTTAATGATAATTTAAACACAAACTTAAACGTAAGAGGAATAGGCGGTTATGATCCTATACACGACCAATATGTTGTTTCTGTTCAAGATAAACCAGTAGAATGGAGGGTTGATACATTTGAGTGTGAAAGCGGAACTACTACAACAACTAGCACTACTACAACGACAACCACCACAACTACGGCAGCTCCTACTACTACCACTACAACAGCTGCGCCAGGAACGACTACAACAACAACTCTAGCGACACCGTTTGCTAGAATAGATGGTGCAACCTCAGCAGCAGTTGGAGCGACAATAAGCTTAACTGGGGAGGATTTAAACTTTACAGGATCTACTTGGGCTTGGACAGGAAATGCAGCGGCAGGTCTTACATCAAAAGTTATAAATATTTCAGAGTCAACAAGCGGAAGTAAAACTTATGGGGTTACAATAGACGGCACTTACACGGACTCACACACCGTAAATTGGAGTTTAACAACAACTACAAGTACAACTAGCACGACCACTAGCACGACTACTAGTACAACCACCACAACAACAACCACCACAACAGCTGCGCCTAGTAATTGTCACGGAGTTTCATTGGGATATTCATCTTCCACAATATGCCAACAAGACACAAGTGGGGTTTATTATCTAGATGATCCTGATTTATGTTTAGCAACCTCAATATCAACAGATACGTTCTGTACGACAAATGCTCCAAGCGGATACTACACATACTCTAGCGGCACTAAATCAAGATACTGGAGCGGATCTAGCTTCTCTCAAGGTCCTTGTCAGACATGCAACCCTTAAATAATTTAAAATGAAATTAAATGAAATACATATGTGCTCAACCAGCCACTCAATATTATGGATGGCAGCTTGATGTGATGCTTCACAGTTTTTTAACTGTAGGAGTTAAACTAGAAGATGTTAATGTGGTATGCAATATAGAGGGTGAGATAGACCCTTACTTCGATAGGCTCATGAAAAAATATCCTGGCGTTTCTTTTTCTTTCTATGAAGATACTAGAGATTACAGGGGCTATATACCCTCAATAAAACAACACTTGCTTCATAAGCACTACCAAGCATTTCCAGAGTTTGAAAATGAAACTATTTTCTTGACTGACTCGGACATATGTCTTACAAAACCAATTGATTTTAGCGGATTGCTTGATGATAATATTTGGTATTTA